ATTCTTTCATTTGATCCATCAGTTGATAGTTCATAAAGTTTTTAACTCTTTGAGCTTGTTGCTCCTTTGCAGGATTACTCGCGCCCATTACTTGAGTTCGTACCGGCCCGTCAGCTGGTAATAGTTCTTTATAAGCTAGTGCTTGAAACTGTGTAACAGCTTCTGCAAGAACTGGGTGAGTAGCACCACTTGCTCCTTGGAAAGGCTCTGTTCTGTTTGTATATTTAAATCCTAAAAGATCTAAACCAGTAATGTAAGCTTTTTCCCATTCAGCTCTTGAAAATTTGTATTCTTGATAATCGTTTTGTAATTGACCACCAATCGGGTCTGTAACATCTTCAGGAAGAAGATCATTTAAGTTTGCGTAGTGATCACCTTGTTCAGGCATCTGCATAGCGTTAGGATCGAAGTCAATCGTTGCACCTTCATCATCCTCAGTTATTTCTATAGGTCCTTTGCCTAATTCTTCCGCAACATCAACTTCTTCCATATTTTCTGTTACAACTTCGTCTTCTGGACGGTTAATGTTCGGGAGACTTTTATCAATTTCTGCCATTTAAATTCTCCTATATCTTCTTAACACGATTATACATTGAAGGCAACCCTTGCGGAGTTGGCCCAGATTTAGGTGGAATTGCATTTGGTCTTCTAATTGCAGCGATACCTCCGCCTGCATAACCTCTAATATTAGAGATAAGGTTATCATATTCTATTTGTTGTCGTTTTTGATCAGGGATTTGATCTATTCGTAAACTTTCTTTTGCAGATTCTTTAGCACCTTTAATTGTTCCCTCTATCACTGCTCCCATAATACCAAGTGGTTGAGCAAATCTTGCAACTTTTAAAGCTGTTGGAACACTCATACCTAAATTTAATGCTCGTTGCACTATTTTTTGAAAGGCTCTATTTTTCATTCCTTTAGTTGCACCAATACTTGATTTAACAAGTTCAGGAGCAAAAGCTGCTTCTAATTCTGCCTCAAATGAAGATTCAGGAGGTAATGCTACAGCAATACCTGTTGGTGAAAGTAAACTCATTAATGCTTTTTTAGAATATTTTTTAACACCTTTTCCATAACGAAAAGGAATTCTTCCTCCATCTTTTTTAGTAATACCTCTAATTATTTTTTGTCCTATTTCTAAAGGTGTAGATAATTTTTTAGGTAAAAAACCTAAATCTAATTTTAATAATCTATCTTTCATTTGTCTTGCCATTTCATCTCTTTCAGCTACAGAAATTATTTCTTTTCCTGTAACCGGTCTTGAACCAATAGCTAATTTACCACCTTTTGTTTTCATCCAAGTAGGCACACCTGTGTAGGCTTCTGAAAATCTTTTGTCTACACTACTAATTGTTTTGTCTCCAAAAACACCTTCAGGAATTTCTTGTGTTAAAATTGTTCCACCTCTAGTTCCTGTTTGACCTAATTGAGATGCAGCTGTATCAATTGCTTTGGTTTTAGCTGCTGCTATTTTTCTTGAACGTCCCGTGTAATCTGGATTTTGTCCTCTTTGTATTTCTGTATCAATATATTGATTGATACTTTGTAAAGGATCTCCTGTAAAACTATAACCAATAAAATCTTCTGCTTGTTTTATATCTTTAAAAGTAGAAACACCTTTAGGTCTTATGTTTCCTGCAGCTTGGTTAATGGTTCTAGGTATTACTCTAATATTTTTAAAAGGATCATCTTTTACAGATCCAAAATGATCTATTTCAAAAACATTTCTACTAAAAAGATTTTTTGCTGTTAGTCTATCTCTACCACCAGCTATGTAATCTGCTTCTTTTAATAAATCTGTAAGTTTTGTTTTTTTACCTGTTACAGGGTGAGTTCTTTCTATAGTTTCATATTCTCTTAATTTATCAAACGCATTAAATATTTCTGTAAACTCTTTTTGTTTTGGTCCTTCTAAAACTAAATCAATAATTTTTTTATTTTGTAAACCTAACTTTTGTAAAGCTTTTTTATCTACTTCTCCTGGTGAACTACTAAAAATTTTATTGTTATAGACAAAAGTATTGTCATCTATTCTTCTAATTAATTCACCACCTCTCTCAATGTGCCTCTCTGCAAAATCAAATATTTTTTTAACTGGTCCAGCTTGAGTAATTTGAGTAAATTTTTTTCCACCTGTTCGACCTTTTTCAAAAAGATTCTGTGCTTCGTTTGCCAAAACACCTCGGCCTTTATATTTTTGTATAAAACTAGATTGATTAAGAAGATTAATTTCATCTAATCTATCTTTATATTTTTTACCTCTAAGTAATTTACTAAAGCTTTCAGTGCTTTTAAAACCAAATGGTTCATTAATATAACTAATTAAGCTACCACCTTTATTAGCAATATCATCAATTGAAATTAAACCTTTGTCAATTTTATTAAGTACATCATCAATTCTATTTAATTTTTTTTGTTCTATTTTTATTAAATTTTTAAAAGAACCAGGTGGTGCTGTTGTTGTTCCACTAGCACGTTTTCCTGTTTTATAAACATACCCGGCTTGAATTGCAAGTTCATGTCCAGCTTTTCCTTCTCTTCCTAAAATTTTATTTTCTATATCAATTAAATTATCTAATAATCTTTTTCTAGAAACTGATAATTTTTCTGGTGGATCTACATAGTATTGAGTAGAACTAATTAACTTTTTAGCATCAGCGGTATCTTTAACTGAATCTATTTCTTGAATTAAAAATCGTTCGTAATTTGGAAAATTTTTTAAAGTTCCACCTTTAGGGTCGTTGATTTGTGCTTCTTTTAACTCTATATATTTTTGTCTAACCGGTGTAATTAAATCTATATTTGCTTGAGTTTGTAAACTAGGGCCATACGCACCTCTTTTTTGTTCCAATCCTTTTTGTGAAAGTTTTGTTTTAACAAAACCAGGAGGATCACTAAATCCAATCCGTCCACCCTCAGCTTTTCTATTTCTCTCATTCCACTCCATAATAGCTTGTTGATCCGTCATTGGTGGTATAGGTGCCTCAGATGCAGGGAACACGGTTCCTGGACCAAACTTGTCGTCTATAGTTCTAATTGCTTCGTCTAATTCTGGAGTTCTATTTAGTGTTGCGTACTTTTCCCATTCACCGGCACTGTTTTCTGAAGAGGCATGTCGTTTTAACCAGCCTTGCGCTTTTGCGTAATCTGATATTTTCATTATTCACCTAACATCCCAGCAAGTCCGCCTGATGCGTTTTTAGTTCTTGGTGTTTTTTCAATTACTTGTATAATCTCGTCAACACCCATTCCTTTTTCTTGCATCTTTAATGCTTCTTTCATAGTGGCTTTAACTTCAGCAATTCTTTGCTGATTTGTATCTGCTAAAATATTGCCTACCATTTTATCTGAAATTCCTGGAAACTCTTGTCTTAGTTCTTGTTCTGGAGTCATTTTTAATTGTTTTTGCATTAATGTTTCTGCATATTGAATTTCTGGATTAAATCCAAAATATTGATGTGTGCTTTCAGGAAGTTCTCCTGTTTTTTGATAATCTACAACTGCTTTAGTAAGGTCGTCATGCATTTTAATTTTTTCATCTACAGAAATATTTTTAAATATTCCTTCTCCTCTTCTAATATCAGTTGATGTTTTAAGAAATAATTTTTCAATAAACTTTTTGTATGCTTTTGACTCTCTAAATCTTTTTGCTAGTTTAAAAGCTTTTCCTATACCACCAGCCATAAAACCTACACGGCCGCCTGTTGCATAGTCAACTTCAGGATCAATATCTTCAAACTGTACATAATCACCTTGTCTTCTAATCACAGCATCTGATTCAGCTTGTCCACCTTCAGATATAGCTGAAGCTTTGTCTTTTCTTTTCATATTTTGTACAATTTCTTTCATTGTTGGTTTTTGACCTGTAGCATACTCTTTTAATTTAGATACATCTGAATCTAGATCTCTGATACTCATACCACCAACTTCATCTAATTCTATCTCATAATCATCAGGACCAATAGATCTTCCAACAGGACCGGACTCGGCTGTCGTAAACTCTGCCGCAGGGTTAGGTGTTTTTTCATCAGGTAGTGGTTTTTTGTATTCCAATTGCACTGGATCACCATAAACATTTGCCTCACTTTCATACTCCACTCTTACAGCCCCATCGTCTACGTCTTCTGTAACTCGGACCACTGAACCATCATCAAGTGTTTTCTGATGAATAGATTGTCTTTCACCTGTTGCAAATTTTTTACTAACATTGTCACCTTCGCTAATAACTTTGTTAACTAATGCATCAAACCATTCTGGTTTACCTTCAACAGGAGCTGTTTTAATTACAGGAACTTTTGTGACACCTTTTCCTGCTTTTGCAAATTTAAAAAATTTACCAACAACAGGAACAGCTGCAAGACCACCTAAAAGTTTTAAGAAATTTCTTCTAGACATACCACCCTCAGAAAATCTTATTCTTCCACCATCCTTCATACCAATTAATTTTAAAATTTCTGCTAAACCCTCATAACCTAATTCTGTTCCTACCAATTTTGGATTTTCTAAAATAGCCTCTAATGTTGAATTTTTATATTTTCTACCAAGTTTTTTTAAACCTCCTACAAGATAACCACCACGATAACCAATACGTCCGCCATCTGCTTTATTAACTCTTTGAATAATTAATTTAATTTCATCATCTTCGTAACCTTGTTCTCTACCAAGTCTGTAAATATTTTCTAAAGCAAACATTTTATTTTTCTCAGCGTCTTCAGGTTCGGCACCTTGTTGTCTTGCAAATTGAGACCACCTATCTACAACCGCTTCAAACATTGAATCGTCTTTTGGTCCTATAACAGGGCCTCCTACTTCAGTATTAAACAAACCATCAAACGATGGTTTTTTTGGTGGAACTAACATACCGCTATTAAAAGGAATTCTATTATTGTCATCTTCACCTAATAAATAATTTAATCCTGTTGACGTTGTCATCTGTCCACCAGGCTGTAATATTCTTTGTCTTGATGCAAGTTCTGCAGATCCGTGAGCCGTGTCCCCTAAATCAGGGCCCTTGATTACCGGACCACCGTACTGGAATTTTTCTGGCTCAGGGTATTTAGTTAAAGCATCATCTGTAAATTTTTTTAAAAACTCAACGTTTAATCCTTTACCGGTAATACGTTCCATTTCTTCACTAGCTTCTGCTAAATAATTATTTGGATGATTTACCCAACTTTTGCCTTTTCTCATACCAAACATATTAGCGGGACCTGAGTCAAACATTGTATGAAAATCTCCAAATTTTTTTGATGCTTCAAAAAAATCGTCGTCATACATCTCGTAAGTTTTATCATCAAGACCACCGTCTTTTTTAGTATCGTCCCATTTATATTTTTTCTTAAAGTGTCGCTGTAATTTTTTATCTATCAATGATGAAATCTCCATGTTGACATGTTTTACATTGCCATACGTTTCTTTAAAATCTTTTGGAGAGTACGAATTAACGTTATCTACATACTCATCAACAAGTTCAAACTCGTCTATGTCTTTTGCTCCCATTTTTTTACCAATCAACATTGCTGAAGCTTTGTCTTTAGCAAAGCCCATACTGTAATCGTCATCCATATATGCACGGATCATTTTAATTTGCTCGTTAGTAAAGTCTTTGCCTCGCATCTTGTAAATAAATTCTGCTAACTCACGTCTGTTTTTTGTGTTTCTGTCTCTTGGTGAAATGCCTTGTATTTCGTCAACTAACTTCATTATACTTTGTAAACCTCCTTGAAGAGATTCGTCAAATTTTCCTGGAGCGCCTTTTCTTTCTGATAATTTTTCTAATTTTTTTCCTTCAAGAGGTTTTCCTTCTTGGGTAACAACATTAGAAGGTATGTTTTCTCGTTTTCCACCTGCTTTAACATAATCTTGAACATTGTTATAAAAATTTTGCATTTCCATTTCATTCATTTGACCAAGATACTGAGCATCTTTTTCAAACACTTCTTTTACGTCAGATGGTTTAAAAGTTTCTCCATCTTTGCTTAAAGCTCTAATTAGTCCTGGTTTACGAGCTGTAGTTCCAGTTAACGGTACAAATTGTTTAACATTGGGATCAACTTTACCTAAATACTTACTGGAATCAATTCCTATCAGTTTAAGTAAATCTGTAAGTTTAGTTATAATACTGACTGCCATTAATAATACTCCATCTTCCTAGTTTCTGTTTTTTCGTCTTCGTAGTCTTCTGGGTGGGGTAGGAAGCCTCCCTGCCTAAATCGCATAACAGCCATAGTCATAGAGTCGACTAAATCGTCATGATCGCCAAAAGGAAACGATGCACATTCCTCGATTACTTCTTCTGCGAATTTTCTATCAGGGGCCCAAATTAAACCAGCCTCAAATAGCGGTGCGCAAGAATTGACTCTAACATGTTTATCATTTCCTCTGCTTGGTGTAAAGGTCATAACTGGAATATCCATTTGCCTCAACTCATGGGTTAATGGAGTGCCAGATGCCTTTTGTTCAACGATAACCATGTCAGGATTCCAATATTGATACTGCTCTAAAGCAACTCTACGTAATTCTGGAAATTCAAAACGATCTTTGATGGAATCTAGCAAAATTAAATTAGGTTTTGAGTCTTCGTTTGGATAAAACACACCCCAAGTGGTAATTGCACTAAAATCAGCTGTTTCTTTTTTTAAAAATGCCGTATCGTAGCTTTGAATGATGTAATTACATGTTGGCAGCCAATCTTTGTCCCAAGTTTTCCACCATTCACGTTTAATTAGTGCTCCTTCTTCAGAAGTTGGCTTTTGCATCCACTGTGCATTCCATTTTCCAACAGGAAGTGTTGCTTTTACCTTTTCTAGTTCGTCTAATTTCCAATATTGAGGCCAAACAGGACGTTTTTTAGATCCATGGTCCATGATTGCTGGAAATTCAACCACTTCCCACTGATCACCCTTAACATCTTTTTGATTATTTAGTAAAATTCCTGTTAAATCTTTTTTTGACCAACGTGTCATGACTAAAACGATCT